CATTATATCTGCCACCTTTAATGCAGACAGAATTGCATTTACCTTAGTAACCACTGCTGCTAACTCAGCTTCAGTAGCTAAATTATCCACATTAGTAGCCTTCTTTACACCGCCTATTGTACTTATAGTTGCAGCAGGAAGAGTGTAAGCTGGAGGTATAGTAGGTTTATCTGATAAGTCATTATAACTTCCACTTGTAGCTACTGTAGCAAAGTTTGGTTTATTAGTTATACCATCCCAATCTACTGAGCCTTCAATAGCTGCTTGAATGTCAGCCCAACCACTAGGTCCAAAGTACTTTAATGAGCCTTTGAATAACCACATATCATTCTTTGATGCTGGGGCAAATTCTGACTCAATTATACTATTAATTCTTTTCATATTACTTAGTATTATTTGGTTTCTTATTTATTTGTTTCTCTCTTCCAAATATAACCACCTGCTGTCTTTTGCCTACCATTACAGCAAGCAGTTATATGTGTTACTTTTATATTCAATTCTCTTTCTACGTCTGAAATACAATCCCAATATCTTACAAAGATATCTTCTTTAGTATATTGCTTAACCATTTTACTGGCAGGATGGTTTTTCCCAAACTTCCCAAAAGTAGGATTAGTTTCATGTCTACCAAACATTGGGTTATTTATTCCTGAAAGAATACCTTTTCTACTTTCAGACATCTTTCTTTTAGATTCAGTAGAATGATGCCATCCAGTATGAGTATGCCCAGCTCCTAAAGCTCCATCACCTCCATCAGTTATGTTATAAGATAAGTTATGTATTTTATACCATCTAATTAAGTACCTTTCAGTATATTTAGCTTCTAGTTCTGATACATTATCTAGTATTATTGTATGAGTAAAGTTGTCCCAACCATATTTAATAATAGCTCTCTTAAATAATATCTGTTCATCAGTTCTTGTATATCCTTTACCATTATTCCACCTATATTTAGGTTTTAATTTAGTAATACCTACATATACTTTTCCTGATGGAGAAGTATGTTTATATACACAATAATTATTCATTTGATTTCTTTCTAGATTGCCTCAAACTAATTTTATCCTTTAGCTGATTATCCTCTCTATGCTTTTGCTTTTCAAAAGCAAGTTTAGCTTTATCTAAAGCTAGTTTAGCATCAAACTCTTCCATCTTTTGCAATAAATTAGCTTTAGCTTCCTCACTGAACTCAACATCTTCACTAGTCTCCTCATTAGCATATTTACCCATTTGAGCTATTAGAATTGCAGTTTCATTATCTCTAACATTCATAGTATCTTTCAATTGCATTTCAGCTTGTTTCTGTTGCATCTGAGCTTGAGCTATGTTCTGTTGAGCCTGTAACTGTTCTTGTTGAGCTTGTTGTTGTCTTTCTCTAATTTGCTGTTCATCTCTCTCTATCAATCTCTGCTTTTCAGCTAAGCTACTTGAAGTGTAGAGCTTAGTGATAGTGGAGAAGGATAAAGTCTGTGTCTGTAAGGCAGCTTGAGCTAAAGTATCAAGCTTAGCATTTAACTCTTGAGTTCCATTACTATTATCTACTACCAAACCATAGTCTGCTTCTGCAAACTCATCACCATCAATCTCCATTATTCTAGTTGATGTATCTGATAGTATGTATTGGAACTTGGTTGACCTGCCTTTAAGAGCTATCTTAGCTGTTTCAAGGAGACACTCAAGAGTTCTCTTCTTGACATCATCATGTTGAATGAATAACCATTCAGTAATATGTGATGACTGTAGATTACCTCTTTCAACTCCACCTACTGTTTCTCTATTGCTAATCTGACCTTCTCTTTGCTTAGTAATACCTGCAACTTCTGCCATTTCCATCTTGATAAACTCAAGAAGATTGACTAATTGCTGAATGTAATTACCTTGGTCTAAGTTAATACCACCTGTTGAAGCATTATTCATAGCTCCTGCTAGTTTACCAGCAGCAGCACCATAGTTACCTTCTCTAAAAGAGTCTTCTACAAGTATGTGGTTTACTTTAGCATAATACATCCATTTATCTACTTCCCAACCTTTAGGAACCTTAGCTAAATCCATCCTCACTAAAGCACCCCAGTTATTAGCTATAGCCTTGTTCAATCTATCATGAATTGTATCATACAGATAGTTATAAGGTTTCATCATATCTACTAAACTGAAAGGTCTTCCTTGATTTAAGTTATAGATTGAACCTACGATACCAAAGTGGCATCTTGATGGATTAGAGAGTCTGTTATATTGAACTAATCTTGGTCTCATATTAACAAATATCTCATTACCAATCATAGTTCCCTCCCATGCTTCATTAATCCACATTGAGTATTCTTCTTCACCTCTGGCCTTGTTAATCACATAATCTTCTGGATAGAAGTTAAACTCTTCTTCACCTGTTTGTGGATTATATGACTTAACTTTCTTAATCTTTCTCTTACTCTTCCAATATACTCTAAGCACTCTTAAGTTACCAGCCAAGTCATAAGGAAGTAAGGAAGTACCTACACTTTCAGGGAACAAGTTAGCAGGGTCAAAGTAGAAACCATCTGATGCAGTGACTTCATCACCAATCATATTAGCATTAACAAAGCCATATCTCTCATCAATATTATCCATGCTATCTACTGTATTCTGACCTATATGGTCTGGTAGAGTTTCAATATACTTAATGTCCTTAGCTGTAAGGACATCATAATAAGTATCAATAACTCTCCCTGGACTCCAGTAATCTTCAAGAATAATAATATCAGCATCTTCTATTCTATTGCTATAACCAGATTTGAAGATTCTTACTTTAAGAGGGTTTAATCTCTCAAGTACAGGCTCACCTCCTACTATATCACATTGATATATCTCTTCACCTACTGCCATAGCATCCATAAACCCTTCATTAAACATAAGAGGAATATCATATTCCTTGATATAATGATTAAGAAGTGCATTAGCTCTTATCTCCTTAAGGTCTTGCCATTCATAGGTATAGTAGTTATTAATCTTCTCAAGCTTTTCATTGAATTCATCTTCACTTTGTGAAGTATCACTTATCTCTTCTTGAAGTCTCTGTAATAACTCATTCTTCTTATTGTTCTCTATTTCTGAGATAGCTAAAGGATTAGTTACAACTACTCTAAAGTCAAACACTCTCTTACTTTCTTCACCTCTAAGAAGGTTTAGTTTACTATTCATTATAGGATAGTGCTGTATTCTATCTGGTATAAATCCTGCCTTTAAGTCATCAGGATTAAGCACCAATTGCATATCCTCCATGTTAATTCTACCTCTTAACAGATTATAGTTAATCTGTTTGTGAATAACAGACTTTCTGACAAGACTATAGTTAAAGAATGTCTTATTGTTACCCCATAGTACACAATCCTTTCTCCATTTCTTAGTCTTTTGACTGAATGGAAGCATCTGTCTAGGGAAGTTAGCAAATTCTATATTCATACTCTTCTAGTCTTATTATTAAACACTTGCAAAAGTAAGTAAAATAACCCACCTATGCAATAGTATAAGCGGATTATTTAGACTTACTCACATTCTTTACTAAATTTACTGTCTCCTTACAGCCCATTGAGAGCCTTTGTATATCCTATTATCATAGTTGTCTGAAAAGAACTTATCATTACCAAGATAGGTCTTATCATTAGCTTCAACTCTCTCTTGGCTAAAGTCTCCTTGATATTGTATAACCATGAATTCTCTGTATAACATTAGGGCAGTCATAGCTGAAACTCTATCATAGTTACCTAAAGATTCCCATTGAATAGACTCTTGAATAAGTGCTCTACTCTTCATGGTATATAGTCTTGGAACCATCATTTCAGTCTGTTCACCATCTACTATTTGTATAATAGGAATAGGTGCAAGTAACCAGTTTCTATATAACAACCTACCATAACTATTGATAAACTTATTAGCTGTGTAACCCTTACTGTTATTACCAACTCCAGGCACCTTTGTTATCTCTTTATCCTTCAAGTACTCCAATCTGTCACTAAGTAAATACAAAGAGTTCATTCTATTGAAGTATGCAAACAAACCTTTCTTGTTGTTTTCATAGTTATCTCTTGCATTATAGAACATTAGAAGTAACCTCAATTGCTCATAGTAATCATCAGCAAATGTAGGTCTACCAGTGTATTCAGCTACTATTTCATCAGTCCATAGGTCTAATATGAAAGTAGATTGAAGTGATAGAGATTCTTTAGCATCATCATCATCTACAGGGTCAGTACCTGCAATATACCTATTATAAGGAACATTGCCACTAATGTCTTTCTTAGGTAGCTGGAATATCTCTATACCTCCTTCAAGCTTATTATTCTTATGTGGGAATTCTCTAATAACATTCGCATCTGATGGTACAAAGTCTGGCTTACCATTCTTAATTACCATTCTACCTGTATAAACATCATCATAGATATTAGGATTAGCATCAAGCTCATTCTTCCTGTCACTTAACTGTGCAGTAGGGAATAGAGAAGATTCCTTTCTCATAATAGCTTCTTGAATAGTCAAAGGTCTCTCAGCTACTACCTGAGTTAGTCTGGCAGGGTCAGTAGAGTTATACTTAACTATGTATCTCTTCATAAGAATATCAAGTATAGTAGCTACTACATCTGATACTCCATTTTCATTATAGAAACCACCTCTATTTAAGTAAGCTCCAAAGAAGAATACAGTCTCACCTTTGCCATTAGCATTCTTGTCATAGATATTAGGCAGTGCATAGATGTTGTAACCTCTTGGATTATAAAGCATCTGTAGAATACCATAGAAGTTACTATTATGAGTTATAATACCATTTCCAAGATATGTATGGGTATCACCAGCTGATAGATTATATACAACTTTTCTACCTACATGTTTAATACTCTTTATAGTTTCATACTCAAATTTATTTTTTCTCCATCTCTTCTTATTAATATTTATATTATAAGCCTCATCTAATCTATCCTGTTTATATCCTACTAATAGATTAACAGAATCATGTAGTGCTATAATGCTATCCCTACTAGAAATTTCTATAGAATAATAGGGATTTTTATCCATAATTCTCTTTATAGATTTAGAAGGTTTCTTAATAAGAATATTAGCATAAACTCCTAACTTGATTAAAAGCAATTGTATTTGCTTTGCCAACTCTATATTAGAAGTAGCTATAGATACTGTAGTAGAAGGAAGTCTATTACCTTTATTGCTTCTATAAATATTTATATTACCATCAGTATCTATAAGACCAGCTATAAGATTGGCTACATCTTCTCTAGAAGCTCTAAATATAGCATCTGGCAATCTTTTATTATTGCCTGATTGACCATGTATCCCTAGCTCTCTTAATTCATTCCTAATACCTTTAATTCCTAAGGTTTCACACAGTTTATTATCTACTGTAGTATAAGATTTACCATATATAGATGTTTTATACTTACTTCTTATATAATCTTTAATTTCCTCATCACAACTTATTATTCTAGGAGATTCTAAATATGTACCATCTCCAATTAGGAGACCTACTAGTCTAGCATCAAACATAGGTTCGTTAGCAAATACTGGAACCTCATTACATACAGCTACTAAATCACCTTCTTTTAGTTCTCCAGCAGGTATCCATTCCCATACTCTTACTTCATTGTAGTCATACTTATTACTTGCATATATAGGATGGTCTATACTACATTCAAGATTTCTTAAAGAATTAGTTGTAATATCCACACATTCTTTTAATGTTGGGGTATTAATATGTTCTACATTCTCAATAGAATACTTAGAATCTTCAATATTATAACCTATAATACCATCAGAATCAACCAAATTTTTAATATATTTCACATCACCATTAGATGTAAATACTTGATTATCACCAGTTAAGCATCCTTCTGAACCTCCAGTACCAATACCTATTTGCTGACCCCATGTCTCTTTACCTTCTCTAACAGAAGGTTCATTAGTAGTCCAAGCCACTTGAAACTTAGGGAACTTACCTATCTCTTCATATATAATTCTAGCTGCTCTACTACCTCTAGCCTTCTCTGGGTTATCATTAGTTGTTACTCCGAATACACTATTTCTAGTTCCTTTCTTAAGCCCAGTTTCAGCATCAAGATAACCCATTTCCCAAGTCATCTTATCAAGTGAAGAGTATAGTCTTCTAGCTGGCCACTGCATTAACTCTGCATTCAAGTCAGCACATGCTTCAAACTTCTTTAGAGTACCATCCTTATCACTAAGAGTACCCTTTTCAGCAGCTAATATGAAAGCATTTACCTTCTTATTATAGTTCTCATTCTCCCCAACTATGAAATCTTTACCTAACATAGAAGCACAAGAGAATGACTTTGAAGCACCTCTAGTAGCTATCTGAATAGCATCTTTACCCCCATCCCAATCATATAATCCACCATATCTTGCTTGATGTACATAATGGAACCACAGATATGCACCCTCCCATGCTTTAGGAGTAGATGTTACTCTGTTTACAGCTTTCTCCTGACCTTCAATCTTCTCAGTAAGTTCAATAGGCATGTAATTCAAATAGAAATACATATCACCTGTAATCCATTCACCATCAGAAGGTCTAACCATACCATACCAACACCTTTGAGTTTCTCTTCTCAACCACTTCATATAGTCTGAATTAGGATTACCATTAGGTCTAAGGTCAGTATATTTACCAGTCTCTTTCTTATGTAAAGCTGTCTCTCTAAAGTAGTCCATATCCTCAAGGATATGGGGGTTAAGTAAATCTACAATTATTTTACCATCAGCATCCTTAGGCATATCTTTAGCTCTTTTCCTCTTAGGAGATATTAGTCTTTTGATAAACTCCACATTATTCACATAATCAAAGAATTGCTCTTGAACTTCTTTAGGGTATCTTTCAAGTAACTCATCAGTGATTGGTGTTTGGAATTCATTAGTTTCCAATAGTATCTTCATTGTATTCTCCCTTTACTATTTTATCAAATATATCAGTGTTTACTATTCCAAACAGTGTTTTAACTACTTGTCTTTCAAGGTCTAAAAGTACCTCTTCTTCTTGAGAAGATACTAATCTACCTTGATAACTATGAGTAGTTAATATATAGTTTGTTGGTCCATTGACTACAAATATCTCTACTATTGCAACCTTATAAGCTTTAAAATGCTCAGAAGGTTCTATGTGTCTTTTCAGTACTAGAAAGGATTTAGCTTCTAGGAGCTTAGATTTTCTAATATCCTCTATATACTGATTTAGTGATTCTACTACATCTTCTATTCTCATACCTTATATCTCCATTTATATCCTGCTGCTGTTTTATATCTACCTTTTAGGCAATTTGATATTGAGCCTGTACCACAACCTAGACTGTTAGCTGCATCAGATACACTATTAAACTCAGCTAATATCTGTCCATTTTTAGTTAATTGAATCACTGGCCTTCTAGCAGAAGAATGTCTCTTATTTACTTTATCTAATTTATCTAATATATTATCACCTTCTTTAAGAAATACATATCCTTTTGCTTGAGTTATATTATACTTATTACTTAAAGCCATAGTTATATTAGTTTCGGGTATACCTAATTCTATACTTGCTTTATGAATTGAAATATATGCTCCTACATAATTTCCACCTGTGTCATATACTATAAATTTTAATTCCATAATTGCTTAATTTACAGTTAGTTACTAAAGCCCATCCTCCAATATAGTCTT